ATAAGTTTTATTGCTATTACCAAATGCAGTTGTTTCAGCTACATCGCTTGTTCTTGAGAAATCTATATTGTTAAAATATTCCCCAAAATCATTATTATTAAAAAATACTTTCGTATCTTTACCATGCACAAAAGCCATTTACTTTTTACCTCGACCTCTTCTAGTTCTTCTTCTTCTACGCCTAGTGCCTCCACCAGAGCGTCCTCCCATACCGTACCCCATTATACAGATTTTCCTTTCTTCTTCTTCTCTTTTGGTTTAACTTCTTTCTTACCAATTGCGCCCATATCACATAGCTCTTTCCAAGTTTTTGGATCAAGTACTTCTTTATCAATAGGGTCGCCTATCTCAAATCTTTGCTTTTTGGTATCAAAACCTATTTTTACTTCATACATTATGCTATTACCTCTACTGTAAACTCGACACCTAAGTAATCGATGTTATTTACATTATACACACCAACATCTTTCGCCTCAACTACTCTCAAAGATTGACAAGCGCCACCAAGTGTCTTATCGCTTTCTATTTGGGCTTTAACACTACTTGCGCCTGATGATGCTAAATAACTATCTAAAGTTTCTTGACTATCTTGTGCATCAACTCTTGATACATAAACAAATACCGGTATCTCATATCTATCAGCACCACGTTTAATAGTTGTATCAAATTCAAGTAAATCAACTACGCCAACTACTGCGGTAGGTGGCTCTATAAAATCGGGTACTATATTGTAAACAATTAGGCTTGTTATATTACCTAAATTAGTTCCAATGCCCTGTCTTATGCTTGTTAAACTAGCCACGCAACTTACCTTTCTTCCAATTTCTTTCAATACTCTTTGTAGTAGCAGTAAGCAACATAGCTCTTTGTTGTTTAGTTTCTTTCATAGCTATAAGAAAAAACGGCACTAAAGGTGTACCTTTCTTTCCTATTGATTGTTGGACTGCATAAGGGTTAAGACCTTTTGCTTCTGCCCAAGGCTTTAAAGCTTTTATGGGTGGAAAATGAGGTGTTGATCTTGTATAAGGCTCTGATAACCTTAACCGGCCAGATTTCTTTTCATCGCCATGTACATACTTTGCATAACTTCTACTTGAATAAATTTTGACTGAGTGAGGCAATCTACCTCTTTGCTTTATTCTTTGAACGTGTATTGAGTTTTTTAAACTACCGGTAAACTCCGGTGCTTCATCTTTTGCCTTATCTCTTAAAACTGCACCTGTTGATCTCATAAATTGCCTAACGGGTTTTGCAGTAAGCCCTGCTAGATCTAATCGTCTTTTTAATTTATCAACGCCCTTAACTTCTATACTTGTTTGAGCCATTAGATTACTTGTCCTGCAAGGTTATTCCTCCTGAAGTTTTTTAGCAAAGCTAACGCGTCAGGGTCAAATTTGCTAAATAACTCTATTGTGCCTGTTTGTTCATTACCAAAAACATTAAATGGTGTATCTTTTCTTTTAAATAATCTCAATCCCTGTATCAGTGTTGCTTGTTTTATATCTTCCGGAATAATTGGAAAACCATATTTAGCAGTAACTTGTACATTATTTATTATGTCCGGATCAAATCTTTCAGAGCTTCTAGTATTTAATATTCTTATCTCTGTAAACGGCTCGTGTTCACCCGATCCCGTACCAAGCTCTCTTGGGTTAGCTGGTCTTAATATAAAGTCTGTATTGATTGTTATTGTCTTTTCGTGTGTGCCATCATCATTGGTATCAAGTTTGACTATTAATCCGGTTGTTGTTGATATATCGGGTACATCAAGAAAGATATTACTGATAGGCGTAAAAGTTTTAACTTGTACCGTACTATCTTGCCAAAATTTTCTTTGACATATTCTATCAATCTGTCTTGAAGCTGATTGAATTGCATTACTAATATTGGTATCTTGTCCGCTTCCTGTAATACCAATATAGGTTTTTAGGTCAGCAGTTGATACATAACCTGCATGAGCCATTTACACCTACTTATTTTCTTTAGGTGCTTTTGCTTTTGTTGATGCTTTACTTAATCCCCACTCTTTTGCTTGGGCGTCTGATATTTCCATACCTTTTCTTGCAAGTAACTTACCTTTTGCCCAACCTTTAGGAAGTCCGTCCTTTGAGGCTTTTATTTCTCCAGCGTCATTTTTGTAAACATCTTCTTTAACTGTAAACATTTTTACCTTTCCTAAGTTATGTGCATTCGAATTACTTGCGTAGCTCGAATGCGACATAACCATATCTTAATTAGTCTTATAGACCTGTAATAGTACAGAAAGCAGTTGGTCGATAGACTGGTAAACCTAGTCTTACGGTTGCTTTCATAACAATTATATCTTTTGTGAAGTTGGCGTCGTGAGAATCGCTCATAGCAATTTCCATACCTTGTCTTGCTACTATGTGTATAGCTTGACCTCCACCAAAAACACCCACAACGGCTGTTCCTGCTGGTCTTGTGGTATCGAGTACTACTGGTAATCCCCAAAGTGATTGTCCAACTGCACCACCAAATTGACCTGCACCAATAAATAATGGTTGGGTCTGTGTGAATCCTGCACCAGATGTTCCAGATGTATCTGCAACTTCTGTTACGACTTGATACCAGTCGCTTGGGTGCATAATTATAGCGTCAGGTGTTAAGAAGCTATCTTTTTGTATTTCTGTGATTGCTTCGTAAATTTGACCTATTCTCTTAAGTCCACCGGAATATCCGCCATAAGCGAAAGTATTTATGCCGGTAACGTTAAGAATTCCTGTAAGGTTAGGTGCTACACCTGATCCTGCCATAATTTGATCTGAAACTGCAAGATTAACCATTGTTCTTAATCTTGAGTCAAGATATCCCTGTACGGCTGATACGTCAGCTAATAATTCTTCTGTTACTGGTAAGAAAGCACCAATCTTGCGAATATTCTCTGTCTTTTCTGTGAAAGCTAGAGCATTTTCCCCAAGTGTTCCTGCTTCAGCAGTTGCAGATGAGTTATTTGTAAACGTGGATTCTTCTAGATACTTATATTGAAAAGTATCTATTGTAATGGTGTCAATTAAATCTAAAACTGTCTGCGGGTCTCTTGTTGCAGTAGGTACGATTAAATCGCTTCTTGTAACTGCAGGTGGATAACCGGTTTCAGTTAGAGTTGTTTTTAATTCAACTCTTGGATTGAATTTGAGCTCAGATGTAATGTTCTTTTGACCGTCTTTCATAAAGGATTGATAAGCTTTTGAATTTAATAATTCATCGCCCAAAGTTGTTGGAGCTTCTACTTTTTCTGAGTGAATAGCTTTTGGCTCAACTGCTTTGCCCTTTTCAAGCTCGGATTCCATGTCTGCCTTTTCAGCTTCAAACTTTTTAGCTTCTTTGATCTTAACGACCAATTCAGACATTTTCTCATTACGATTTTGCCACTCTTCTAATTTTTGAGCGTCCATGTCTGTTGACTTGACCTCTGAAAAATCTTTTAGAGTGTTTTCTCTTAGCTCTAGTAATTCTGCTTCCATTGTTTTGATATCCATAATTACCTTTCTAAGAGGGCATCAACTGTTTCAGTCAATACCTCTTGTGTTTCTTTAAGTGTTTCGTAAATCTCTGGATTAGGCTCTTCAACTTCTTCTGTTTCAACACTTGCTATTGCTAGCATCTCATCTATATTGTTATAGACTTCTTGTATCTCATCAGCAAGAGTTGTTAAAGCTTCAGCCGAATCTTTACTCAACATCTTATCTTTCTTAAGGCGTAAGGCAGTAAGCTCCTTTGCCCTGTTGGTTACTGAAACTAATGCGTTAAGCACATCAGCTATTTCATCAGTAAATCTTTTTCCCTCTTCTTTTGGTGCTTCTATTATTTCTTTTTCATCTTGTTGTTCTTTAACTGCAAGTGTATGCGTTTGTTGATTAGCACCTACTAAGACCGGTGATACTTCCCATACCTTTAAATCTTTAAGGTATCTCACATCAACTTCTGCTTCACCGTCTTTCTTGAAAACACCATTTTCACTATCTAATACTTCATAGCCAAAAGACCATTGTTGTAGATCGCCCATTGCTTTAACTGTGTTGTAAGCTTCACGACCTCTTTCTGTGTCCATAATAAACTGTCCTTTGAATACGGCTTTGTCATTATCTTGTACTATTTCGCCTCTTCCAATGACATCTTTCCAATCATGCCCCCAAACCATTGCTACGCCTTTATCCCCATAGCCACTCTTTATTGAATTAGGAAGTACGACATCGCCGTCGCTATCAACTGAATTAAATACAGAAAATACTGCTTCTACTTTGCCCTCAATCTCATCTGTAAAGATCGGGTCTGTTATTGCTTTCCACTCTTTTTGTTCACTCATATACGCCTCTTTTCGTGATAGATTACTGTGCACCTACAATTAACTATTTCACCAGCTGGCGCTCCCTGTGAGCTATCAGCCGGATATCTCATATTATAGCCACCAACTTTGAAGTTTGCGACTTTATTAACTCTTTGTCCGTCTGCAATTAAATGTGTATCTCTTGTAACCCCGTCGCGCCTAGCTAACCACTCTTTTTCTAAAGGTAAGTCTATTTGTTTGGTAACTTCATCTTGCGCCCATTGTGATAGTGCTAGACCCTCTGTCCTAGCTATTGTCGAGGCTCTTGCTAATCTACGCTTACCTAAGCTATCACTAATTTGGCTAGTTATATAATCATTAAGTTGATCACCGCGTAAACCTAGTTTTGTAGCTTCATCAAGACTTCTTCTTAAATCTCTATTGACACGATCCCTAGTTGTTTTGGCTAAGTCCGGTAATGTTTGCTCTAATCTATCATTTACAAACTGTATTGCATTTCTATTGTATTGAAAATCTTGTATGGGTATTTGCACACCTATTTGACTACGCATAGGAAAAAAACCCTCTGCAATTACTTCTCTTCTAGGTTTCCTACGCCTTGCTCTGCGTATCTGATCCTCTTCTGCTTCTGTAAACTTAAATTCTTCAGGTAATAATATTTCAGCTTGATTGAAAGCGAAGTCTGTTGTCATTGATATATATAACTCATAAAGATCAGCAGACCACTTGTTAGTTGTATTATTAATTACATTGTTTAAAACCACTAAGTTGCCGGTTGTTGTTAAAGGATTGTTATTAATAAAATTTTTTATTTGTCTATCTTGATCTTTTAATAACTTAAAATATTCTACACCAAGCGTTATATCCCAATTGCGTAATAAGTTATCGTAGTTTTTCCACAATATGTCTTTTACTTCATCGCTTTCAAATCTTTTGTTGGCTTCATCATTTTCTATTTGCTTCAATCTTGATTTTCTTAATATAAGTTCAAGTGCGCTATTTGCCTTTTCATCTCTAGTATTCATAGCTCTCACTAATTTACTAGCCCACGATTGCCCTGCGTTACCACCCCACAATGCCCAAGCTATTCTTCCATTGCTTGGATAACCGTCTTCACCTTGCCGATATCCCTCAGCCCTTTTATCTACTTCGTGTCTAGGAAAGTATCTTGCTATTTGTCTTACTTTATCCGGACTAGCTTTTGCATTATTTACTAAGTATCTTGCAGTGCCTCTGCCTACACTTGTTCCGCCCCTGTTAAATTCACTAACCCAACCTATACCACGTTGGGCTTCTTCTTTAACACCAGCTGGTATAGAAAAATCAAGATCATCGTATGGCGCTTTAAAACTTTTCTTGCTACTCAATGGGTGGTTTCTTGGTAATAAATCTGTATCAAAAGCACTTCGTGGAAATTTACCGGTACGCAAAGCGGTCATAAACGAATTGACACGGGCTAACGCCCACTGGTCAGCAGACCTTACATTACCTCTTACGCTTCCCGGATTAGTCCTATAAGCACCAACACCACGTCTAAATACTGCTTCAAGCATACGAAGTGTAGCTCTATATCTTGGATCTTTCTTATTATGTTCTGTTACTTTATCCCGAAGTATTCTTTCGATTCTTGCTGATACTTGCTTTTCTTCTCTAAAGTCCTTAATAATTCTAAGTTTTGATATAGGTTGCGTTACAGTACGATCTGTTTGCTCGTGTGATCCGTCATCAAGTATTGCCCAAACACGCATATTTGCAGTTTCTTCTTCCCTATTAATAGATGTTATAACACCATGCACTACGCTTGGTGGGTCAGGGTCTTTAGGAATAGACCACCCTACTGTATCGCCAACTGATATTTCACTCAGCGTTGCCATTTGCTTCTGCTAATCTTCTTTCATATTCAGGATGAGTAGAACACGGCATATAAATTAAATTACCGTCATCATCTTCATGTGTATGAGTACCACTACATCCAAGCTCTTCAGCTCTTTCTCTTGCTTCTTCAATAGTTGTAAATTCATCTTTTGCTACTTCTTCTTTAGAAAATAACAACTCTTCATACCTAGATTCGCCGTAAGCTTCTATTTGTCTTAATCTACTTTCAGCTAATTCTCTTGTCGGGTAGCAACCAAATCTTCTTGTTTCAGCCTCGTTATATACGCAAAACTTACCGTCCTCTTGTTTTATTACTTTCTTATCATAAGAAGCGGTTTCACGCATATTTGGATTTTGTTCCTCGACATCATCATCTGTTTCAACTTGCTCTTCTTCTCGCACTTCATCACTTGTTTCGGTATCTGCAATTAAGTTTGCCGGAGTAGGTATAACAGAATTAGGCACATAGTAAACATCTTGTTCTTCATTTGTAGGTAAACCTACTGCATTTCTTGCCTCTGCAACACTAATCCAACCACCCTTAACACCAATGTTTAATCTTTTATACAACAACTCTTCATCATCTTGTAAAGCCCTTACGCTAGAAAAATCATATTCTGCTTTTGTAATTGCATTACTTTGATAATCCGGTACAAGTAATTGTTGTGTAAGCTCTGCACCAACCATACGCCACATAGGTATTAATTTATTTTCTGTAAAGTATTCTCTTAATACTTTTGCATTTGCATAGGTTGCCCTTTCAAGTCCAGCACCAAGCCCTGCTAATATTGCGGGTACGCCTAGCACCGCAGATACTCTTTCCTCTGGAATCCTGCGTAATGTTCCTATGTCTAATTCAGTAGGGCTAAATGACATCTTTTCAACAGACATTGTGCCGGACATTACTAATGGTTGTCCTCTTTTTGCTCCGCCTACTTTTTGTTGATAGGTCTTAGCAATTTGTTCGCCCTCTTCAGCAGTTAATCCAAAATCATCTCTTGGCGATATCATAACACTTGGTACACCCATATTACTTAGTAATGCAGTAGCTAATTGTCCAGCAGATTCATCGCCAAATATTTCTCTTAACACAGTCATAAGCGGTGAGTAACCTTTCTTATGGTCTGTTGGATCTAACCCCAAGCGCATATGTATTATTTCTTCAGGGTCAATATCGACAGTGTCATTTTCTAAGGTGTATTCATATTTAGTTATTAAAGTTTCGGCAGTACCTTTTGGTGCAACACGATCCGGTATCAATGGATATAGTGCAACAACTTGACCTGCATTATTTCTTTGCTTCAACAAATAACTATCCCCAAACACATGCATTGAATTCATAATATATTGCTGGACAACATCGCCGGACATAAACGGATTTGGTCTAGCCATTAACATTTCAAGTGGGTGGTTAGGTATTATTACTTCTTCGCCGTCATCATTTACGCTCTTGACAATTAAAGATGCCTCTGAAAATGATACACCTAAAACTTGTAAGCATGCGGTTACTGCACTATTGCTTTGTCCATTACCTAAATCTTTTAGATCAAAGTTACCCGCGCTTGAATTGTAACCATAAACAAATGAGCTTGGTTGCACCGGCTCATCTCTAAAAAAATTTATTCTCTTTTGCCTTTGATCGACAATGTTACCCCGACCAAAAATTATATCTCTAAAGCTTCTTCTTTCAGCCATTTAATATGCCCTGTACTCTTTCCTACTTGCGACTTGTGTTACAACATAAGCTAAAGCGTCAACTTGATCGTCGTGTTCACCTGCTGGAAATTGTAACAACTCTCGTTCTAAATCAGCATACCATACTTTTTGTCTAGGAAAGTAGATTTTACCGGCTTCCATTTTAGCAGATAAAGGATATGCTCGTGCAACTTTATCTTTATCAGCTCTTAATTCTCTTACGGGCAAACCCTCTCTTCTAGCTAGTTGCACCATAGCTAATTGATAGCCAGTCTTTTCTATTCCAATAAAGCTTGGTTGGTATTTATCATAAACATTACGAAGAATTGGTATTAAGTTAGGGGCTTCAATACGATCTCTAATTATATCTTCGACAATAATGTCATTGTCTTTTGTTATAGTAGCAGTGCAGATAACTGTATAGTCAGCGGTATCTTTTGTGCTAACTGCTAGATCAACAGTTGTTATTTTGTAAGTATCATCTTCATAAGTTTTTTTATCATCATATCTAAATAAGCGTCTATCAATATAGTTACCGGTGGAATCTAGCTCTGTAACAATACTATCTTCGTAATACCTAAAGTACGTTGGCTTAATCATACCGCCTGTGGCTTCTATGAATTGTGCTTCATACTCTTGGCTATACAGAAAAGAGCCTACTTCTTGTTTAGCTATTTCTAACTCTGATAAAGGCACAAGTGGATTAGAGCTGGTTGGTAATGTCCAAGTTGCCCAACCCTCTCTATTTTGCGCGTCCTCAAACAATCTTTGAAACCAATTGTAACCTTTTGGGGTGCTGATAAATAATGCAGACCCCATACGATCTGATAAGGTAGGTCGCAATACTTCTGTCCAAGTTTGTTCTTTTATAAAAGCGCACTCATCTAAAACAATGAAGTCAAGACCAGCGCCTCTTAATCTATCTGGATTATCAGCTGATCTTACTGATACCATACCGCCATTTGGAGTAATAATTGTTCGTTCTGCTTCTTTGACTATTACTCCATAATCAACTGCTATTTGCCTTAGTTCACGCCAACCCTCTAAAGCCATAGTATAAGTTGGTGCAACCCACCAAGCGCGTTTACCCTCAAGTGCATAAGCTATACATAGCCAACAACCTAATAAAGTTTTACCCCACCTACGACCAGCACTTAATACTTTAAATCTTGATTGATCTTGAACAATCTCTACTTGTTTTTCGTGTAGTTCCGGTAAAAATATTTCTCGTTTATTTACGGTTTCCATACAAGTCTAAGAATAGCACCCAAACATCGTATATATCTTTTGGAATCACAGTTATTACCATATCGGGTATAACTATTTGCTCTTCTAAGCTATTGAAGTTATCGTCCATGCCCACTTTATTTTCGAGCATTATCTCTAAAAATTGTTCATTAATCTCTTCGAAGTCCATTAACTAATGATAGCAAATGTTAATTAATTTTCTAGTACGACAGAGCTATTGGCTATATCTAATTTGCAATATAAACACTCAATTGCAGACCACCGAAGATGTGTTACTTGCAAAATCCTATCACAATACGGACATAGGAAACTATAAACATTGCGCTGATATAAAGCTGATTTAACTTTCCTTACTCTTCTTCTTCTTGCGATTGATCCGGCAACCAACTTATATGTATCTTTGAGCCGTCTTGTAAATAAATCCATGTCATATCCTCATACTATAATTATTCTTCTTCTTTTGCTAATTCAAGCTCTATACCCATATCAGCACCGTCGTGCTTTTCATCTTTTGGATTAAGCTCTTCATCAAGATCATCTAAGATAATTTTATCTTTCCAATAACTCATAATTTATCCTCCTTTACAAGCCACCAAGCGAAATAGTTAACGGACACAATAACCAAAATAACCAATAAAACGTCCATTATTCCTCCTCACTAGCGGACAGACCGGACACGCTATTATCCGGTAATTGTAATGTTTTACCCGTACTAAATTTTAATACAATCGCTTCATCACTTTGTGTTTCTACATTTGCTTCTTTTCCAAATTCTTTTGGTCTAAGTTTTTCTACTGTCCATATTGAAGCTTGTAAAGATCCACTTTGCGAAGCTTTTTGTATTTGCCCTAAAGCTCCAAGCACTGGCAATACTTGCGCTTGGTAAATCTCTTCGAAGTCTGATTTGTAAGGCTCTATGCCCTCTTCTGCGTATGATCGCCAACGCCTATAACTTCTATCTGATATACCCGCATAGATACAAGCGTCTTTAATTATTGCCCCTGCCTTAAAAGCAGTAATTAATCTTTCTTTTGTTAGCGGGTCATTTAATTTGTAATTATTTAAACTCATGCACTTCCAATCTCAACATAACAAGAATCACAGTGATGTAACTCTGTTTCAACGCCACAATCACTGCACATATTAAAACTTCTTGTATATTTCCCCTATGGAAGCCACATGTATTTCAACCATAGCTTTTATAGATTCCACATCACTACGCTTTAATCTAGTACTAATCTTATGTAGTAAAGCTTCATAGGATTTACTTTGAAACTCTAAAGGCGTAGTTATTGCTAAGTAAGAAAACAAATAAAATGCAACTTTTGGGTCTTTTTCAAGTTTTGATCTAGTTTCATCACTAAGATTTGATAACAAACTCATAGCTTGAATTCTTTATTTTGTAGTTTTTTATCATATTTTTTAAACAACGCAAAAGCTTCACTACGCATATCTTGTATGTCTTTTGCAGTAAAGTCATAGTTTTGCTTATTACTTAGATTTGAAAGCAACTCTAATATTTTTTCAAGCCGATTTAATCTAGCTTTCTTTAATCTAAAAAACTTTTGCTTCTTAGTTTCTTCAACTTTTATTGGTTTAGGCATACCAACTCCAATATTGCGATTTACCGTCCCAAAGTTTAGCATACTGCCCGTAGCCAATCTTTACATAAGGTTGATCTAAATGTGTATCTAAAATACGTCGGGTAAAAATACCCTCGCCTTTATTATCTAAATCAGCAACCGCCCTACAAGACATAAATCCCTCAGATCCGGCCACCACTTTATTACCTAGTGTTCGCAGTCTTACTGATTTATTACTTGGTGTATATCCAACAACTTCGTAAAAATCGCAGTTTGTTTGATCGTAACCCCAAGAGCTATGCAAAATTGTTCCAATTGCCCATACTTGTTGTACGGAATTTACTTTAGATTCGT